GACGTGCTCGTCCGCCACCAGCGGGCCATCTCGGAGGCGCAGGCCGCCGGGGACACGAACCTAGTCCAGGCCCTCCAGGCCATTCCGGCGATCCCGGTGAACGAGGCGCGTCTGGTCAACACCGCCGTGCGGATGATGACCGGCAATGCCGTCAAGGGCCGGGTCGACTTCGCAGCCCTGGCTGCGGGCATGACCATGCTCAAGGGTCAGGACGAGATCCTCGACGAGCTCACCTGCGATCTCAAGCGAGACGACCTCGGCATCTTCCCGAAGGTCAAGCCGCTGGTCTGGCTCTTCGCCGGCACCTCGGGGGCTGGCAAGACCCAGTTGGCCAAGATCATCGCCGAGCACCTCACCGGACAGCCTCCGATCATCCTCAACATGACGGAGTACATCCACGAGTCGGCCATGTCCCGGATCATCGGGGCGCCTCCCGGCTACATCGGGAGCGACTCCAACGGCGAGCTGCCCTTCGACACCTTGGAGAGCAACCCTTACCGGGTGATCCTGCTCGACGAGATCGAGAAGTCCGACAAGGCTGTCCAGCGGCTGTTCCTGTCCGCCTTCGACGAGGGCTACATCAAGACGGCCCGCGGCAAGGTGATCGACTTCAGCAAGACGCTGATCATCGCCACCACCAACGCAGCTCGCGACTCGGCCGGCAAGCCGTCCATCGGCTTCGGCGCAGCCACCCAGTCAGGACAGGCGAAGCTGGTCAGCGAACTCAACAAGTGGTTCGACGCCGAGTTCCTCGCCCGGTTCTCCAAGATCGTCGCGTTCAATGCGATCACCAAGGAGATCTACCGCGAGATCATCGTGTCCTCCTACGCCCGCGAGCGCGAGGCGATCATCGACGACCAGCCCAGGCTGGCCGCTCGGCTCCCGATCAGCATCCCAGACGCTGATCTGGAGCGACTCGTGAACGACACGTTCATCAGTTCGCAGGGTGCCCGCCCAGCCGTGCGCACCGCGCGGCAGTTCGTCGAGGACACCCTCCTCGCCGCTCAGAGCGCTGCTCACCAGTTCCCCGTCGCTTCGGACATCGAAGATGACCTCGACGAGGACGAGCAGGAGGCTCCGTTCGACGACGAGGACGAAGGTCGCTCCTCGGACGACGAGTCGAGCCCGTTCAAGGACTTCACCTCGAACGGCCAGGCCTGACAGGATCTGTCGAAGCGGCCCCGGACCACCCAGGATCGGGGCCGCTTTGGCAGATCGCGCTTCGTCGCGTTCACCACCCACACCAGAAAATCGATCAAGAAAGAGGCAGTCATGCCCATTCAGCTCGACAACCTCGCCGCGTCCATGGTGAGCCCCATCCGCGCACTCACCCCGAAGTACTTCAGCAGCAAGCTGACCGGCGCCGGCAAGAAGACTGGCCTCATCTCCGAGGCGGTGCGACCCAACAACGTCTCGCTCACGCAGACCATGAGCGTCGCCAACAACCCCATCGAGCGCAAGACCAAGCAGACCGCCGGCGACATCACCACCAACTACGTGCCGCTGGCGCCGATGCTCCAGCGCTCGCTGCAGGGCAACGCTCGCGTCTCGGTCGCGATCCCGGACTACGACGAGATGTACCAGATCCACACCCAGCCAGGTCAGCCCGAGATGTACCTCGACCTGACCCCGCAGGGGCTCATCCTCAAGGAGGACAACAGCCCCCAGGTCGGCGTGCTTCGCGAACTGCTGATCCAGTACCGCATCGAGCTCTACAGCATCGCTGACAAGAGCGAGCCCCGAGCCAAGGTCGGAGGTCTCGGTCGCTTCTCGCCCACGCGCAACGAGGTCCACTTCGAGTGGACCTTCAACGCCCCGCGCGATGCGTTCCAGACGATCCAGAACTACCTGCTCACCGGCAAGCCCAACGCGAACAGCCTGGGCATGTGGATGTACGACTACGACGTCCATGACCGGATCTGCCGGCTCGCCGATCTGTGGAGTAGCGACGAGCTCGCTGAGCCCATGACGGCCCACATCAAGGAGCTGGCCTCCAGCCAGCCCACTCAGATGGATCTGGACAACCTCGCCTATCAGCTCCGCTACCTGGAGACCTACGGCGTGTCCCTGAAGGCGTACCGCGACATCCACGAGGCCATCAAGGCATCGTTCCCGCTCGACGTCGCCAGCACCCTGTGCAAGCAGAACCTGAACCTGCTGATGAACGCGACCCTGGAGAACCTCAACACGCTGCGACCGCAGCTGTCGAGTCCGCCCGCCAACCCCACTGGCGCCCTGCGGGTCAACCAGTCGCGCTTCTCCAGCCAGCAGAAGCTCGCGGTCACCACCGACGAGCCGCTGGTGCTGGTCCAGGCCGGCGCTGGCACGGGCAAGAGCACCGTCATCCTCGGACGCATCGACTACCTGGTCGACTGCGGCGTCACCCCCAGTGACATCACCGTGCTGTCGTTCACCAACGCAGCAGCCGACAACATCGCAGCCAAGAACGCGAACATCGGCTCGATGACGATCGCTCGGATGATCCACGACATCTACAACGAGAACTACTCGGGCCACGAGCTGTCCTCGATCGACACGATCATCAACAGCCTCGACATCTTCTACCCGCAGGACAACCTCGCAGCGACGTTCCGTCGCCACCTGGTGTCGGTGGCGAAGAACGACGAGGGCGCTTTCACCGGCATGAACTCGTTCATCGAGAAGAACTTCGACGCAGTCATGGAGATGCTCACCACGATCCGGCAGACCTCGCTGGAGCTGGAGATCATCATCTGCTACCAGAAGATCGACGAGATGAAGGAGCCGGACCACGTCACCAGCAAGTACCTCATCATCGACGAGGTGCAGGACAACTCGATCTTCGAGTTCGTCTTCGTGCTCAAGTACGTGGCCAAGCACAGCGAGAACCTCTACATCGTGGGTAAGCAGTTGCTCACGTAAAACCCCACTAACTGCGGGAAACTCGCGCACAAGCATCCACCACCGCGGCACGACGGAGACGTCGTGCGCAGCAGGCAGCATAACGGCTGCCGGATGGTAAGAGCATGGATGCCAGCGACAATCCGCAGCCAGGCCCCCTAACGTCAAGACGAGGGGGCAAGGTTCATCGACTAGGGAAAGCTAGGCGCTCAAGCGCTGAGAATAAGGCTTGCCAAAAGGCTCGCACGAAGCAAGTACCGTAGCGCTCGTCAGGCATGGCGAGTCGGCAGTGCAGGGAGACCTGCACGTCAGACCGTTGAAGCGAAATGAGGGGCATGGTTTGGTACTATGTACCTACCATGAAGATATAGTCAGCCCACACGGAAACCGAAGAGACAATGCAATCTTCGATCTACAAGATCAACCGCAAGCACACCGTCAACGCTCAGTACTTCAGCCAGATCGACACGCCCGACAAGGCGTACTGGCTGGGATTCCTCTGGGCAGACGGCAGCATCTCCAAGACAGCAGCACGTTGCAGCGGACCCAACCGTCTACGACTTGCACAGAAGGCTGCCGAACGAGAGCATCTCCAGCTGTTCCTCGACACCATCGAGGCCAGCTATCCCATCGTCGAGATCCACCATGCAAGCGGAGCCATCGTCTGCCAGGTCGACATCAACAGTCGCCCTCTATGCATGGCTCTAGAACAGCACGGCTATGGCCTCAAGGCCGATAGGACGGACATCCCGTCCATGCCCAAGGATCTGCTTCGCCACTTCGTGCGAGGCTACTTCGACGGAGATGGATGCTTGTCCCTGTACGAACAGGTCGTCAAGAAATGGACGATCCATCGACAGGAGTGGTCGATCACCGGCAGCCCGGCGCTCATCGAGAAGATCCAAGCTCTGCTCAACCAGGAGACCATGGTCTCCCAGCGAGTGCAGCTCAAGACCTATCGACGCACCGACAAGGCTGTCAGCTTGCGCTACGGCCGGAAGTCCGACATAGAGGCTCTCTTCGAGTACCTCTACCAAGATGCCCAGCTGTTCTTGCCCAGCAAGCACAACAAGTTCGTAGAGCACTTCCTCCGTGGGAAGTAGGACTGCAGCCAGACGCTCTACGAGTTCCGCTCGTCGAATCCCAAGGCGCTCAACGCCCTGGAGAGCAGCGGCGTCTTCGCGACGTTCAAGCTCACGACGAACTATCGGAGCAACCAGGAGGTGCTCGACTTCGCCAACGTCGCCCTCGCTGACATCGAGGCCAACCAGTTCGCCGGCATCCAGCTGTACGCCGACAACCTGGTCCTGCCGACCGCCCAGTCGTTCCAGGAGAAGGTCACGCTCGACTATCGCTGCTACCCGCGGGTCACGGAGTTCCCCAAGGACCTCCCGGGCATGATCACGCACTCGGTCGCCGAGTACATCGAGAAGTGCTTCGCCCGAGGCGAGCAGGTGGCCTTCCTCGCGCACACCCGTCGCGAGGTCGCCATCATCGAGGCCACTCTCCAGAAGCACTGGCCCCAGCGCACGCTGGCCAACCTCGTGCCGGCCAAGATGTACGCCACCACGGTGTTCAGCCAGTTCATCAAGAGCTACTGGGGCCTCGTGCTCCAGGTGCCGCCAAAGAACGCCGCCTTCGTCGTGACCAAGGAGATCATCAACAACCTGCCCAACTTCTCGCGCAACGCCGCCAAGGCCGAGCCCGAGGTGCGCAAGATGATCTCCGACTGGTGGCTCTCGGTCAACGGCACGGTCGCCAGCTG